AACCATATCACCTTCTTTTGGTGGATATGGATTATTGTTATTCAATGGAAGAATTGGTATTGCCCAAGGTAAAGCATCTGTAGGCAGTGACATTTTATTTTCAGCGTGCCATCCAACACAGCGCACACGACAACGGCCCATCTTCAATGGGTCTTGTCTATCTTCTACAATACCAATCCACCAAACAAAACCATTTTTGCCAGCAAATTTTTGACTTTCTTCTTTTTCTTCCATATCAATAATTTAATAATTCTTGCGTTTGTTTTGGATTGCTAACAGATATAAATTCATTCGCAGAAGATGTTGTTGCCACTTCAATAATTGTTTCGTGTTTGTCGTATCCAATAATTTGGCGTGTTGCTACAATGATGTATTTACCACTTAAACTTGGATCAGAATTATCGTCACCTTTTTCTTTCTTTGAAAAACTTGGTGCAACAAGTGTTACATTAAAGCCAGATGTTAATTGAAAATTACCTGGCATTACAACTTTCACTCTCTTTGTCATTAAATTTTTAATGATAGATTTTCTTTGTGATAACCAGTTTTCAATGTTTTCTTCTTTTGAAATTGAAGTTGGATCTTTCTTTTTAATATATTCACTAAACTGTCTTGAAGCACCAAAAAGTGCTACTGATTTGTTTGCATCATAAGTTTCAGTATTGTTTACACCATCACGATTTTTAATTTGTGAAAAGTTTGGATTTTCATTACCATGTTTCATATTGCCATAATGGTCACCATAACTAATGTTCTTTGTTGCAACAGTTCTGGTTAATGGATCAAAACCAATAAATTTAGATGCATTAACACCAGAGCGTGTCTTTTCAATTTCATTTGCCTGCGTTACAACTTCTAATGACCTAGCGCTACTGATTTCTTCAATAGCACTCTTACCTGGTTGATTTTTAGATTCAAATTTAATATCAATTATTTCTGGTTGACTTAGTAATGTTGACAATGAAGCAAAATTATAACCAATAGAGTTTTGAAAAAACATAAAATTTGGAGATTGATTACTGTCAACTGAGCGTTTAGAAATCCAGTCTATTGCATCTAAAGGTCTTAAATTAGGTATAACTATTTTTTTAATGCCTGATGTTGGATTAATAATGCCTCGTAGATTATTTTGAGGTACTTTTAAATAATCAATCAATATTCTTTCTACAATTTGTGCATTTGTTAACTCATATGATTGATTGATTCTTTTTTGGTCAGAATACATTAATTCATCAGATACAAAATGAAGTGTATAGATTTCACTATTTAAACCATCATTCTGTCGGTCAGATTGTTTAAAAATACGAAATGCTTTGTGAATTTTAGCAACATCTGAATTTTTATCTTTGGCAATATCAATTAGTATAGATTCTGAACCATCAAACAACAATTTACCAGAGAGACCAATAGAATCTTTAACGAGAATAGTTCCACTCATTACAGGCATCATTAAGGAATCAAAAATGTTTATTTCTTCGTAAATTGAAGCTATATCAATATTGCCAGCTTTTGTAACAATGACCAGTTCATTTATTTTGAACTGTGTTGACTTTTTGACTTCTAAACTCATAATTTAATTACACGCTTAAATTCTTTTTCTACATCAGGAATAAAATCTTTTTTTAGAAGTTTGATTTCTCGTTTTGTTTCATTTTCATCAACTTCATAGGTATAGTAAGACCTGGTTTCTTTTGAAACTGCAATAGTTACTATCTCATTTGCTTGTGTAGTATAGGAGGTTGTGGTAGATGAGATGTTAGCATATGTGTTTTTATCAACCTGAAGTTTTTCGGTTGTAATTGTTCCATCATTTCCTGTTGTTGTAATAACTTTAAAATATGCCTGAACATTGTTTTCACTTAGCGCCCATGCAATTCCTGATTGAGCAGGAGTATTTGCAGCGCCATTTGCCGTATATTTTTTATCAATGTATTCAATAATAGAATTTTGATTTAAAGGCCAATCAAATTGTGGGTCAATAATGTCATTAAACAAAAGAACAATCCAATGTCTCTCTGAATTATCATAATACTTATCAGCTATAATTTCAGGTGTATCACCATCTTGTATTTGATAAGGATAAAATGCTACAGAGTTTTCTTTTAATTTAGATTCAAATCCAAATCTAGCAATTATGTTTGTTACAGCATCTACGCCAGTTGTATTGTTGTTACTGGTGTAAAATGTTTTTGGATAATAATTGAAAAACTTTGCCATTATTGGTCACGCTCCTGATTAGATGGATCACCAACATTTTTAACAACACCAGAAGAGCGAGTAGAATTGAAATCTTGCTTTGTAAGGTAAGTTGTTTCTTGGAATTGAAGTGTGAGCTGAATTGCAACAGGCATACCAGTACGACCTAAAGAAGGCTGATTTTCACCAGGAACTTCAAATGCTGACCAACCATTTGGTGCATAGTTTACATCAATGTTCGTAAGAACCGATGTTGTCATTGGTGGTATATTTGGATTCTGAACACCACCATAATAAAATTTAATGTCAAACTGTGATGGTGGTATCAGAAAACCTTGTGCGTCTTGCACTAATTCTGGTGCTTGGTGAAAGCGTAAGCGTTCAATAATTTTTTGAACTTCTAAAGCTTCACGCTCATCTCTTGGATAAAAAGAAAAATCAAATTGAAAAGTTCTAAAACTAGGAGACTTGTAAATTAATTCTAACATTGGGTTTTTTGCAATACCAGCTAATGCCTGAAATGCTACAGAACCAGCCTCTTGTCCTAATAAACCTGAAACGGCAGAACCAACACCTAAAGCACCAGACTTAGCTAAGGAACCAACAGCTTCTCCAACACCTTTTTCTTTATAACCTTCAGCCGCTGAAACTCCTGCAGCTGCTATCTTACCTGCTAACCCACCACCCAAATTAATGTTATCGTATGATTGCGAATAGGTATATGCTAAAGTATCAGGCATATAAAGGGCAATAGCATCACTTGTTAATTGTGTGGTTTTTATGAAACTTTTATTTGTAATTTTTTTAATTGAGGTATCAATAACTGTTTGTGTTGCAGCAGAGTTTCCACCAATTAAACTTGTTTTTTGATTAAATAAATTATTAACACTACTTACTGCACCACCAGCTACTTTACCAATTGCAGATGTTAGTCCACCTAAAGCACCGCCAGTTGCGTTATTAATTTGATTTAAACCATTGTTTATTTTACTCAGAAGTCCTCCACCAACAGATGAACTTAAATTGCCTGAAAGAGCTGAATTGATTTTATTTGCAGCTGATTGTTGAGTTGCTTCTGCAGCAGAATTAACAGAATTCTCATCAACGACTGTACCTTTAAATTGTGTATTTTGTTGTTGGCGAATATAAATGACCATGTAATGGCCTTTATCATAATTTCCAATATCAATTGGATATCTTAATGTTGTTGTTTTAAAACGGCTATCAACCAAGGCACCTAAGGGACCTTTTCTAATTGATGAGCCTTTATTGAATTGAATATCGCCGAAGCCAAAGAGTGGCATATAAGATTCCTAAAAGTGAGATAGATAGTATTTATGTCATATAAAGGATGGTTTACTCCTCGCAACCCACAAAAATACAAAGGCGATGCCACAAACATCGTCTATCGTTCCTCATGGGAACTTCGTGTGATGAAGTATTTGGATGAGCAACCAAATGTAATCTGGTGGGCCAGCGAAGAACTGCCAATTCCATATAAATCTCCAATTGACCAAAAAGTGCATCGTTATTTTCCTGATTTTATTGCAAGGATTCGTCAGGCAAATGGTGAAGTAACTGTGGTCATGGAAGTCAAACCATTCCATCAAACACAACTTCCAAAGCAAAAGCGTAGAACACAAAAATTTCTACAAGAAGTGGCCACATATGCGGTAAACCAAGAAAAATGGCGTGCAGCTGACTTGTTTTGCAAAGAGCATGGTTGGAAATTCATGCTAATTACGGAGAATGAACTAGGGCTTGGACTTTGAGATAAATAGCGTAATGGCTTATCTCATTGACCGAATAAATCAATCTCTTGCTAAAGAAGGGTATGTTCCTCGTACCAATAAAGCAAGAGCTTGGTTACGCTCAAAAGTTGGTTCATTAAATCCATCACCAATCTCTTTGATGCGTGACCGTGTAAGATTGAAAAATAAAACTTTTATTGGCAAGATGTATTTTTACTACTATGATCCAAAGACTAAAGATTCAATGCCATATTACGACAGGTTCCCATTGGTGATTCCAATAGAACAATACTCAGACGGTTTCTTAGGGTTGAACTTGCATTACATTCACCCAAGGCAACGAATCATATTATTGGACAAATTAAGTGAAACTGCATCAAATAGTAGGTTTGATGAACGAACTAAACTGAGACTAAGTTATGATTATCTTAAACGAGCATCAACAGCGTTTGAGGCTATGCCATGCATCAAGAGGTATCTTTTTGACCATATTACATCTCGTTTTTTAGAGATATCTGCTGATGAGTGGGATATTGCTGCATTATTACCAATGGACACTTTTGTAAACGCTTCTGAAAGCAAAGTTTACGCTGACTCACGGAAAAAATTCTAATGTCATTTTCACCAAATCTATTTCTTTCTAATATTCGTGGTAAAGACGGTTTAGCAAAACCATGTCGTTTTGAAGTTATACTTCCTATTCCGCCATATGTAAATCAATTTGTTGGTAACTCTATCATTGAGAAAATATTAAATTTTCCAAACTCTATTTTTACAGATGTTTCTGATGCGATTGGTTCAGCCTTTGGTCGTCAAGGTGATGCAGACGAATATTCAAAAACATCCAATTCTTCTCTGTCTCGGTATCTAGCACTTCAATGTGAAACCGCTGAATTGCCAGGAAGAACAACGGCAACAGCTGATGTTAAAATATATGGTCCTACTTTTAAAGTACCATATCAAACACAATATACTGATACTTCATTGACCTTTTTATGTACCAACGATTTCTATGAGCGTAAACTTTTTGACCGTTGGATGGAATGTATTCATCCATCAGATACAAACAACTTGCGTTTTCCAAAAGGTTCAACCTCACGATACCTTACAAATATTAAAATTATTCAATATGATGAATTCATTAAAAGAATTTTTGCTGTAGAATTAATAGATGCTTTTCCTATTGGAATTGCACCGCAAGCATTAAATTGGGGTGAAGAAGGATTTCATCGCCTTTCAATTCAATTTGCTTATCAAAGATACAAACCTGTGTATGACGGTGGTTATGATTTAGCTTCTGCGGCTACTGCACTTTTTGGTTCAGTTGCAGCCAGAGCATTGCCTATTGGTCGTGCATTTTAATTAACTAAGCGAGGATATTATGTTACCAAAACTAGATGTACCTATTCATTCGGTTAACCTGATTTCAACAGGTAAACCAATTCGCTTTCGCCCTTTTTTGGTGAAAGAACAAAAATTATTTCTGATGGCTTCAGAATCAGAAGATCCAAATGAAATGATTGGAGTTATTCGTCAAGTATTAAAGAATTGTGTGCTTGATGAAGTTGATGTAGATAATTTACCTACATTTGACCTGGAGTATTTGTTTATGAACCTTCGTGCCAGGTCGGTAGAAGAAGTTGTAAACCTTCGGTATAAATGCAATAATGTTTTAAGTGACGAAAAAGGTGAAGAAAAGAAATGTTCTGGTGTTGTAGAATTTGACCTAAACATTTTAGAAATACAACCAACAAAAAATGAAAATCACAAAAACAAGATTCAATTAACAGAAAATCTTGGCATTTGTTTTAAGTATCCTACTTTTGATATGATTCAGAAGTATGAAAAACTTAATGAAAATGAAGTTATGATTCGTATTCTTGTTGATTGTATTGATTACATTTACGACAAAGACCAAATTTATTATGCCAAAGATTCTACAAAAGAAGAATTAGAAGATTTTGTGGATAGTTTACAACAAAAAGATTTGGAAAAATTTAAAGAGTTTTTTGATACAATGCCCGAAATTAAAAAAGATGTCCACTTCAAATGTCCAAAGTGTTCATATGAAGAAGATATTACTATAAAGGGTATGCAAAATTTTTTCGTCTAATCTTTCGTTATGATACCTTAAAGAATTACTATGAGACAAACTTTGCGATGATGCAACATCACAAATATAGTTTGTCTGAATTGGAAAATATGATACCTTGGGAGAGAAACATTTATGTGTCTCTGTTGGTGAAGTTTTTGCAAGAAGAAAAAGAACGGCTAGAATTACAAAAGGCAAGTAGAAAACGATAATGGCAGATTTAGCAAGTAAATATCTTTCAGCACTAGAAGGCGGCAAAGGTTTTGGTGGCGCTGCTCGTCAAACTGCTGGAGGCCTCAAAAAAGATATTTCTGGAGCATTTGGAAAAGAAAGAGTTGTTAGAACCATGGTTGGTGGTGATGACATTCTTTCAGCTTACATTCGTGGTAAATTAGGTGTAAAAGGAAAACCAGGAAAAGAAAAACCAGGTGCAACGAAAGTCGGTGCAGAAGAAGGTGGAGGTTTTTCTTCTGAAGGTATAACATTCATAAAAATTATTGCTAAAAATTCTATGGCTTTACCTGGTATGGCCAGAGACATGAATGTACTTCGCCAAAATATGGTTAAATTAGTTAAATTAAAAGGCGGTAAATCAAGAGGTGCAGCTGATGCTTACTTTCTTAAAGAAGATGAGCGTGAACGAGCTTTAGAATCACAAAAATTAAAAGCAGGAAAACCAACACCTGCAACCAGTAAAAAAGAAGATGAGGGAGGTTTGCTTGCAAAGTTAATAGAAGGTTTTTTTATTTTCTTGTTTGCTAAAAAATTAATTGGTGTAATTAAAAACATATTTTCTTCAAAAGCACTTATTTCCGTTTTTAAAAAAGTGTTTTTGCCTTTAGCTATCATAGGAACATTGTTTAGTGGAATTACGGATGGTTTTAAAAGATACAAAGAAACAGGAAGTTTTAGTGAAGCAATTGTTGCTGGTCTTGGAGGTATGTTAAAGTTTGTTACTTTTGGTATTTTTGGTGAAGATACTCTTAAAAATCTTTTTCAATCAATCTCTGATTTTCTTTCACCCATAACTGATACTATTTCAAATATCTTTACTGGCATAAAAGATTTCTTTAAAAATTTGTTTGGCATTAAAACGGAAGACAAAGGCCCAAAAGAAATAGCAAAAGTAAAACCAGAAATGCCTGATGCTGCAAAATTTGCATCTGGTGCTGCAAAAGCCTCTGGCGCTTCAGACGAAAAAGCAGCCGACCTTGGCGGTGTTTTTGGTGCAGCTCAAAGTGGAGATGTTCAGGGTTTATTTGGCAAAGCACAAGAATTTGCAAAAAAATATCCAGAACCAACACCATCGCCAACATCGCCAACACCAACAACATCTGAGGGTATTCCTTTAGACCAAGCTCAGCGTAATTATGAATTAAACAAAAAATTAACTGGTGAAGCATCTAAAACTCTTGGTGTGCCTTTAGAAATGCCTCCTCCACCAACAGCCGCATCACCAACACCTCAAGCGCCTGCTGCTACAGCACCAACACCTGCACCAGAAATGTCTGATTCTGATAAAATTAAACAATTAGAAGGTTACATTGAAGGAAATAAAAATAGATTTGCTAAGCGTGAAGCGGATGCTGCTCGTCATATAGCTTCTTTTAAACGAAGATATGCAAATGATCCAGATAGAGTAAAAGAATTAGAAGAAGAATATGCTTCTACTCTTGCCGTTGAGAAAAAAGAAATGGAAGTTGCAAATGCTGGTTTTCAAAGTCAAATTGATGCACTTAAAAAATCTAGCAAAGGTGCTGTATCTGCATCTAGTGGGCCATCGCCAGCTGTTGAATCTGGTGGAGGCGGAGGAGGTGGCGGTGGATCTGGTGCTGGAGGAGCTGCAGCTATGGCATCAGAGGGCGGATCAGCACCATCAGGTGCCGAAATGTCACAAGCATCTTCGCAAGTAGCAGAAGGTCAAAGAATGGAATCTGCTGCAGACCAAGGTTCTGTTGTAAATTCACCAACAACAAATAATCAAGTTGGTGGTGGCAAAGATTCAAAACCACCGTCAGCGGATGTTTATAATTCTGATTTAGCTAATATGCTAATGAGAACATAAGATGGCAGACATAGCAGGAATTCTTGGTAGTTCTTTAAAAGACAAAGTTCTTGGTGTAACAAAAACACAGAAAGTTGTCAAAGAAAATCCAAACACGCTTCTTAAAATTGTAGGCAAAAACTTTTTGTCTTTGCCAGGTTTTGCTCGGGATTTAAATGTAGCAAGGCAAAATATTCAAAGATTAGTTAAATTAGAAGGCGGAAAACCAGCAAAAGGCGCAGATGCTTATTTTTTAAAAGAATCAGAAAGAGAAAAAAAATTAGAAACGGAAATGGCAGCTAAAAAACCAACACCAACAGCTGGCCAAGCACTAAAAAAAGGTCTAATTAGAATGGCTCTTTTTAAACTTTTAGGTATTGTTTTTACTTCATTTGTAAAAGTTCTTCAAAAATATTTTACTCCAATAATAATACTTGGAGCTATTTTCATTGGTTTTAAAGATGCTTTTGCTGAATGGGTAACTGGTCTATGGGATGCAATTAAAACAAAATTTGGAGAATTTGTTGATGACATTAAAGAATGGTTTAGTGAATCAATACAACCTATTATTGATAAGGTAATGGAGTTTATTCAACCAGTCATTGATACAATTTCTGGATTCTTTCAAAAAATTGGTGATTTTTTTGTAGGATATTTTAATACTTGGAAAGATTTAATTACTTCTCCTATTCAAACCATTAAAACAATATATGATGGGTTTATGAACAAAGTAAATGGTCTTTTAGATATGTTACCTGAATGGGTAAAAGAAAAACTTGGCATTCCTAAAAAAGGTGAAGTTGCGGTAGACGATTCAGCTGAAAGAAAAAAATTAGAAAGACAACAAGCAGAAGCAAAAGAAACAGAGCGTATTAAAAAATTAGAAAAAGAAAAACAATATACAGGTGAAGATGAGATTGTTCGTCAGCGTTTAGGCTTGCCACCAAAAACTGAAACACAAAAACAAGAAGAAGCAGCTAAGAAAAAATCTGCAGCACCTGTTGAATCTGCGCCAAGGCCGGAACCTTTGATTGTTCCTGGGCCAGCTCCAAGCGTGCCACCGACTGCACCAAAGCCTGCACCTGCGCCAGCGCCAGCTGCTTCTGCACCTGCGCCAGCACCAAAAAAAGAAAAAGTTGAAGGTGCTCCATCAGGAGTTGAACCTTTAATTAAAAAGATATCTCCTGAAGCAGGAAAAAAAGCAATGCTTGATGAAATGAATCGTCAAAATGTTAGCGATCCTACTGCCCGAGCAGCTATTATGGCTCAAGCAGCAAAAGAAACTGGTGGATTTATGTTTTTGTCTGAAGATTTAGGATATCGTGCGAGTGGATTACGAAAAACTTTCCAAAGATTGAAAGGCGCATCAGACGAACAATTAAATACTGCTGTAAAGGGCGGCGCAGCTTCTATCGGTGAATTAATTTACGGTGGCAGCAAAGATTCTCCAAGCTATGATTTTGGAGTTAAACAGTTAGGAAATACAGAGCCTGGTGACGGCGCTAAATTTAGAGGAAGAGGATTCTTTCAATTAACAGGCCGAGCAAATTACAAGAGAGCTGGAGCTTTAGAAAATCCAGGAAAATTATTAGATATGGGTGAGGCTGCAAAAACTGCTGTGGATTTTGCTTTGCGATATAAAGGTAATTTTGGAAATACAAAAGAGTTTACAAAGTATGTAAATGGCGCCTATCTTGGATTAGAAGAAAGAACTAAATATTTCCAAACATTTATAAACGACCCATCAATTACAAAAATTGGCGCATCAACTACTGCTGCTTCTGGTGAAAATGTGGCAGCTGCTTCTTCTGGTGTTGCATCTGGCCAAAGAGCACAAGCAAAACCACAAACACCTGTAGTGGTTAATGCACCAACAAATAACACTACTGTTGTAAACAAAACACAAGTTGTTTCTAAGCCAAAACAAGATACTGGCGGTTCTTTAGCTACGGCAAGAGCATAATAAAAACCCCGGCACTAGGCCGGGGTAGCACTTGCATGGCATGGGTTAAGAATCAGTTAGATTCCGCAAGGGATTTGAAATAGTCCAAATCTTCATCATCACCAACAGATTTGTCAATGATTGATGTATCTGTATCAGCAATCGTATCTGCTGCTTTAGATTTTGGTGCAGGTGCAGCACCATCAAATCCTAGTGCTTTGTCCAATCTTTGTCTTAATTGGTCATAAGATTTGAAATTCTTACGCTCAAGGAATTCTTTTAGACCGAATTCAGTTTTCCATAGAGCTTCTAGTTTTTCATCATCACCATCATAGAGTGCCGATTTCTCAGCAAACTCTGATTTATCATAATTACGATAACCTTCAACATTACGAATCTTTAGTTTAAAGTTAGCACCTTCCCACATATCAAATGGGTTGATAGGTGTTTCATCTGCAAATTCAGGATTCATAGCCTCTGTAATCTTATCAAAGATTTTCTTGCCAAACTTAAACAGTTTAACTTCACCTTCGTTTGATTTATTGGCTGGGTCTGAGATAACAAGAATGTTAGCAATATAAGATAGTTTGCGCTTTTGCTTCCGAGCAATATCTTTATTTGCTTCAATGCCAGAATTCCATAATGTATTGTTGTGCTCACAAACTGGACATTTTTCATTCAGAGTTGTCAAGCAGTTATCAATCAACCAACCGCCTGGTCCTTGGAAGCCATGTGAGAAAACACGAACCCATGGCAGAGCATCATCGCCATCTGCCTGAGGTGCTGGCAGAAAACGAATAACGGCCATACCATTACCAGCTTTATCTACTTCTGGTTGCCAGAATCGGTTGTCATCTTTGGATCCTTCGCCTGATTGTGATGTTGCTTCTACTGCTTTGGCGAGTTTAGCAAGGTCAGAACGACCACGCTTTAGGTTTGCAAAACTACTCATAGTATTTCCTTTCGTATAACGGAGTATAAATTAGTATAAACG